GATTCTACTGGAATATCCACAACAGTGAGATATATTGCGGTTGATAATGCAGAATCTTATATTGTAAATGTTGAATCTATTGGTCAAGCAACAACTGCAACTCTTACAAATGCAAATCTATTCAATGGTGATTATGAATTTAATGTGACACAAGGAGATCCAAATAACAACAGATTTACAAATTTATATTCTCTTTACTCTCCTGATAAAGATCTTTCTGTTGAAATGGATCTTTATGGTGGAAAGGGTGCTGATAAATCTGGAAACTCTGGTGGGGAAGGTGGATACTCTAGAGTTAGATTCACAATGCTACGGAATGTTGAATATGTTATTGCAGGATTGACAACATCAATTAACACACCATTTGTTTATAGAAAAGGAACTCTGATTGCTTGTGTTGGCGGAGGAGGAGATGCAGGAACATCAGGAAAAGGTGGATTTGGTGGTGGTGTTGGAGTATCTGGTGCTGCTGGTTTTGGTAGAGATGCTGGTGCTGGTGGCATAGCAGTATCTGCTGGAACTCTCCCCTCTGATGGAATTTTTGGATCTGCAACTACAATTGCTGCCATTGCTCCAGATACAAAAGCAGCAGTTCCTAATGGAGGAAGGACAATAGCATGTACAAAGGGTAATTACTGGAAAAATCAGGGTATTGCTGCCTGTGCCGATGTCACAAGTGGATCTACTTTTAGAATTGCTGATGGAACATCAATTACAAATACATCAACCTCTATCACTAGAGGATATAAGGATGGGTATAATATTATTCAAACTGCTGGATCTCTAGTTGGTAACGGTGGAAAAGGTGGTAATGGTGCTACCGGTGGATCTGGTGGAGAAGGTGGCGGAGGTGGTGGAGGATCAGGATATACTAATGGTGAAGTAACTATTATTGATTCTCAACTTGGTGGAAGCACTGGAGATGCTAAGGTAATTCTGAGAATTGTGAGCTGATAAATAATAGAAAATAAGCGGGGGAGAGTGAACCCGAATGGCAGTCAATAAGAATTTTGTCGTCAAAAACGGGTTAGAAGTCGCAACCGATGTAATCCTTGCGGATGCTTCTTCTAGAAACGTAGGTATTGGTTCTACAATTCCAGCAAATACTCTTGATGTAAGAGGTGGTATTGGTGCTACTGACTTAAACGTCACTGGCATCTCCACTGTTATTAATCAATTTAATGTTGGAACTGGTGGAACAGTTCTCACGGTTAATCAATCTCCTGGTCGAGTAGGTGTCGGGTCAACAGCACCCGAGTACTTGCTCGATGTTCGTTCTGGCGTTTCTGCTGGAACAACTGCTTTGTATGTTCAGGGTGATGTTCGTATCACTGGTGACCTGAACGTTGATGATCTCACCCTGTCAGATATTTCAGGTCAAAGTCTGAATATCAGTGGACTGAGCACACTTGGTGGATATGTTGACATCAATTCAAGTGTTGATGTTGCCGCAAATTTGAATGTTGTTGGAGTTACAACTCTAGGAACGGCAACAAACATTCCTGATGTAACTGTAAGTGGAGTTGCAACTGTTGCCACATTATATGCAGCAGCAGGTATTTTTACAGGAACATCTGTAAATGTAAGCACTGCAACGACAACTAAAGATCTTTTAGTCACGGGAATCGCAACTATTGCTGATGCCCGTATTGCTGCAGGTATCTTAACTGCAACGCAGGTTGATATTACTGATCTGAATGTCAGTGGTGTTACGACATCAACTGACATTGAAATCTATACGCAGTTTGATGTTAACGACACTCCTGCTCCGAGTGCCTATGAATTTGCTGCAACTGGAATTGGATTTACTCAAGCAACGAATAATCCTACTCTTTATCTGACAAGAGGTAAGAATTATCGTTTCTCAGTTAATGCATCTGGTCATCCATTCTACATTAAGACGGTCAATTCGACTGGAACTGGTAATGCATATGATGATGGTGTAGATAATAATGGTGCTGCAGTTGGCATCATAACCTTCAAGGTTCCATATAATGCACCTGATATTTTACATTATAACTGCTCTATCCACTCTGGAATGCACGGAGAAATTCGTGTAGGTGCTTCAGGTGGTGGTGTCGGTGTTGGTTCTGAAGGAACTTTCATCGGTGCTGGTGCAACAATGATTGACTTTAAGACATCAACTGGAACTAATATCCAGAGTGTTGACTTAAATGCAGGCATTGCAACTGTTACAATCCAACCAGGTGTTTCACTTGGACTCGCAATCGCTCTTGGCGGTTAATTTCAATAAATACTCTTAACGCATAAGGAAAGATGGCAGAAGCTTTTTCAAATTCTATAACAAGAGCTGTGGGGATTGTAACAACATACTCTGGCAGTACGATTGGAGCAGCAGGAACCACCATTACGGTAACTGCTAATACTGGCATTGGCGTTTCTGACTTGGTAGATAACCAACACTTTATTGCAGGAACGAGAGTTGCTCAGATTGACGGAACGACGATTTATACTGATCGTGACTCTACAAACACGTCAAGTGCAACCAGTCAGACAGTAAGATTCCTTGGTCCTACGACCTCATATACTTCTCCTGCAGCAACCAAGAGTATTATTATTGGTGGAACTTTTGCCAATAATACACAAAACTCAGTCAATCTGACGGTTGAAGTTCTCGATAGCAGTGTAGGAGTTACTTCAACTGGTGCAGTTGCAATTGCAAGTAAGATTCCCATTCCTGCAGGAAGTTCTTTTGTTATCTCTGACACAGGTAAAACTTTGTTAGAGGCAACCGATGAACTGAGAGTTTACTGTGATACCGCAAATGCAGTTGATGTCAGCCTCAGTATTCTGACAGGAGTTAACTGATGGCAGATAGAAACGGTTATATCGGAAGAGCACCTGGTGACTCAGCCGTCACAGTTGCAAGACAAACTTTTACTCCCACTGGAGTTACAACTGATTTTACTTTTTCATCTGGATATGTCCCAGGTTATTTTGACCTCTTTATCAACGGTGCAAAACAGATTGAAGTTAGTGACTACACTGCAACTGATGGATCAACATTCTCAGTTTTAAATGGTGGAGCACAAGATGGTGATGTTCTTGAAGGTGTTGCATACAAAGCATTTAATGCTGCAACTGTTACTAATGCAGCAGATCTCACCGTTTCTGGAAACTTAACAGTAAACGGAACTGCAACATTCCTTGGTGCTGGTACATCAGTTGCTTTTGCAACTACATCATATAATCTTGCTGGCGCACCTGATATTACAGTCAATAACTTGGTTGGTGTTGCTGCTACGTTCTCAGGAAAAGTTTCTTATGAAGACGTAGAAAACATTGATTCTGTTGGTATTGTAACTGCAAGATCTGGTGTTGATGTTCTTGCAGGTGGAATCAATGTTGTTGGTGGTGGACTCACGGTTACTGGAGTTTCCACCTTCTTTGGAGATGTACAATTTGGTGCTGCTGGTGTTGCTGGGTCAATTACATCTAGTGGAGACGCAGTATTTGCTGGCATTGTAACAGCATCTGATGGCAGATTAATTGCTGGTGTTGGTATTAACTCTGCTGGTACAACAATTGGAACTGGTATTACAACACTCAACTTTATTGGTACAGGTAACACCTTTGCAGTAAATGGAACCACAATGGATATTAGTATTCAAGGTGGTGGTGGCGGTGGTGCCGAATTGGATGTTACTGCATCACTGTTCATTTAATAAATAAAGGAAAAACAGTAAAATGGCGCTCAAAAAGACACAGTTATTAGATATTACATCAGTCACTGGGATTGCAACAGTTGGAATCTTAACTGTCGGAGTGACTGAAACTGCTGGTGGAGTTGGTATTGCATCCACCACATACCTTAAAAACATTATTATTCATAATACTGGTCTTGGGACTGCCAGAGTTTCTGCGTATATTAACCCAAATACAACACCAGTAGAAACTGGTTATGGTGTAACGGCAAATAGATTCCTGAGAATTGATCTTGCACCAAACGAAACAACATTCTTTGAATCAACTTATCCGATTGTGATGACTCACAATGATAGTTTAACAGTAGAAGTTAATGCACCAGAGGCAGGTGGAACTGGTATTGGTTCTGCCGTGAACTTCATTGTCAACGGCGACACGGATGTTTGATTATGGGTATCAAATCGTTTGGAAATAACGCAGAAGATTTTGTTAGTAAGTTTTTAAGAGCTCGTGGAGGAGATTCAACTGGACTTGATGCTATATCCCCCGAACCTCCACCACCAGCTGGACTGACAGCAACTGGTGGTGTTATTAGTGATTATACTGATCCTGGTCCTGGTGCAGTTTATAGAGCACACATCTTTACTTCATCAGGTACTTTTAATGTAACTGCTATTGGTAGTCTTCCTGCTAATG